GGAATCTCACCTCGCCAGTATAAGCGCGCGCCCCGGTGACGAAATCGTCGATCTCACGCACGACGCCCACCGAACTTGCGAGGCAGGACAATCGGCTCCAGTTCGATCATGTTCATCTCGAAGTCGGCGCCGCCTTGGTTCCGTACCTCGAACTGCCAGTATCGGGCGGCGATGCCGCGGCCTAGCTTGGCGGTCTGGCCGTGCAACCCTGTCTGGCCAGTAGTGGCCAGCCGGTAATCCCGCATGGTGGTCTCGTCGGTGAAGACGCGCAGTACCAGATCGCCGTTGGCGCGGTAGCCAACAACGACCTCCTCAATGCGCTTGTACCGCGAGGTGCCGAAATCGGATGTGCCAACGCGGGCGGCGGCCTGGATCAACACGCCGTCGTCGGTGTCACCAGTGAGCGCGAACAGGCCGGTATCGCACGCCCCCAGCACCACGCCGTTGAATCTGGCGAAGCTGTTGAACGGGAAGTTGCTGTAGGTTGTCAGCGCCTGGGTCTCGGTGTTCATGACCACGGTGGATGCCGCATCCTGTGCCGCCCCGCGGCCGGTAGCCTGCAGCTGCACCATAGGTAAGGTCAGCTGGGCATACCCGACAATAGGCTGGTAGCCGTCGACGCTCAGGTCCACCACCGGCATTTCGATGACCACATCGCCGATCGTACCGGTCACCCCCTCCGCTGCCAGGATCAAGCGCCGCAGCGTGATCTCGACCGAGCCGACACCGCCGGTCAGCCCTTCGATCTGTACCGGGAACCGGGGGAGCGATGCAGCAAACCCGGCGGTATATGGCACCTCACCTTGCGCGGAGAAAGAGAATACCGGTAGCGCTACCGAAACGCCGCCCGTTACCCCCACATGCCCGGTAGCGGTGAGGGCGAACAGGGGGAGCGCCACCGTAATGCCATCGGGCTGCGTCGCGGCGACCTGTAGCGAAGGGAAAGTGAGGCTAACCGCCCCGACCGCCCCGGTGGTCCCCGATGCGCTAAAGTCAATGAGGTCAATCGTGTGCGTGAACTCACCGACAATCGTCACTATGCCCGTGATGGCCAGCTCGAACATCGGCAAGGTCAGCGCAGGGGACGACAGGAAGCCGCTGCTACCCGTCGCCGTAAGGGCGTAGGTAGGCAGGTTCACCACGACTGCCGGTACGGCGCCTTCGCCGGAAATCGACAGTCGTGGTGCTGGGAGCGAGACGACTACTTCATCTGCCACGATCTACCCTTACGCCGCTGGGACGGTGATCTGCCAAGTAGCCAAGGTGGTAGTAGCCAGCGCGGTGAACGACGTGCTGTTCAAGTTCATGTCCGAACCGGAGGTGCCTACCGCGCCGTCCATGCGGATCGCCACTGCGCTGGAGTCGACCGCGTGCGAGTCTGCCACGCTGCCGTACTGGCGGAACCAGCCGGCGGTGCCAGTAGCAGCATTGACGCCGCTCCAGGTCTGTGTGGACAGCTTGGACAGCACGCCAGCGGCTACGGCGCCGAAGTTCAGCCCGTTGGCCGGGTTCACGCCGCCGGACATGTTGGCATACGATGCGGTGATGGTGGTCAGCGTCGCGGACACCACGTAGGTGTTCGGGCCGGTGCCGGTGCCCGGCAGCGCCGAGATGGTCACGACCGCGCCGGACGAGGTGGCGGTGTAGTCAGGGTTCGACTTGTTGGCGTTGATCTTCGTCGCTACGTCAGCCGCGGTCTGCGTCAAGGTGCCGTTAAAAGGCACGGACCCGCCCAGGATGTCCACGCTGTTCACGGTTACGGTATCGACCGAACCGGATGCGCCGCCAGTCAGTGTCACGGTGCCAGTGGCCACAACCTCGGAGGTCACAGCGCCAGACGAGGAGCTGATGGTGCACAGCAGGGTGCCGGTGGGGGCCGCGTCGGCCGAGGCCGGCTGGGCGCCGGAGTAGATTTCGATGATACCGTTGCGCAGTGCATCGCCGATGCTCAGTTGCTTGGCGAGAGCGTTGCGCAGGCCGGTCGAGAGGCGCACTGTCATGGTAAAGTCCTTTACAGTTTACTGGTGGTGATGAATCGGTTTGGGCCTGGGACAAAAACCGCAGCCCCTAGACCGGAGGCAGTGAAAGTATAGCGCGTTCGGGTCAGATTACGAACTTCCATGTTCGGCATACCAGCGCAGATGCCCTGCGTGGTCAGCCAGACTGGAATATCGCGGGCGCCAGCAGTAGCGTCAGTGAAGGTTGAACCGTCCACAAACGCGACAGCGCCCTCGACGGCGCCGTATCGGGTCTTGGGGACGTACTGAAAATCTGCAGGGCCGCTACCCACCAGCACACCGCAAGTCTTGTCGGTGCCGATGAAGAAGCCACTGTTCCTACTGGTGTCGCCCATCTCCTTGTCGGTCATCGGCGCCATCATGGTGATGCGGCCGTCCAGCTGGACGTACTCACGCAGATCGAACAGATCATAGCCGAGAGGCGAGGACGCGAACAGGGTGTCACCGACAGCGACATACACCCGGCCGCGGTAGAACGCCACGAGCTGCCCGGCAGGAGCCGGCGACATGAACTGCGTCAGCAGAGGCAGCGTTGCGTCCCCCGCCCCGGTGCAGGTCACGGCGGCATCATCGGCGCTGACTGTGGCGGCCAGGTACATCACCGCCTCATTCGGCGGCGACAAATACACAAGTTGGTAGGCCACATCGGCGTCCACGAGTGGCGGCAGGTCGAAGACGATGCCGTTGCCGGTAGCCGTCAGCTCTATCACGCCTGCCAACCCCGCACCCGACTCATGCCCGCTGGCGCGCATCTGTGTCACAACGTACTGGTAGGTGCCTGGTAGCAAGGAGCCGACAGTGGCCACAGCGCCGGGTAGAGCTGGGACTGGTAGCCCCCAGCTGCGCGCCGCACCGGTATCGACCACCCCGGTGTCGACCCCGTTGGAGTAGAACACCTGATCGTTCACCTTGCTGTAGCTGATACGCTCCCCGACGCCGGTCAGGGTGGCCAGGGTGGTAGTCGTGTAGCTGGCGCTTACCCGCTTCAGCGCGGTGCCATCTGCGACAAGGCACAGTTCGCCCTCGTCATCGGCCCACAGCGAGTGGTAGGTGCCGGCCAGCACCGAGGTGTAGCCCGCGCGACGCCCTAGCCGGCCGCTGCTGTCCAAATCGACGTTATCCGCCAAGGCCAGCTCGGACACCGACAGACGCTCGGAGCCAATGGTATTACGCAGCCCGGTGAAGGCTGCGTAAGAGACGAGACCCGGTTCGCGCTCCCCTGGAGCTGGTGCCTGGGCCATGATCAGTGCTCCCAACGGAAGCCGTTGGCGCCGTAGCGGATCGGCATGTGGCCGAACATCTGGCGCTTCAGCTCACGGATGGCGCGGTCGACCGCGGCATCGAAGGCCACCTTGTGGGCCTCGGACTTGGTCGGGGCGCCGGCGTCGCCATCGTGGTGGCGCTGGGCGCGGTACGCTGCCCACTCCAGCACGTCCAGTTGGTATGTCTCAGGGATTTCCGACTCGCGCTCCAGATCGTTCAGGGTGTAGCCGCAGATAGGCACCCGGATGACACGCAGTGACAGGGTCTGCCCGGCTTCGGCGGCCGAAGGGAGCGGGTAGACCGACAGGGTGGTAACGGCGTTAGAGGCGTGCACGGCCGTCTCGTCGGTATAGAACGCGAGGGGCGCGCCGGCGTTGGTCGCTACCACGAACGGGTTTGTTGGATCGAACTCAGCGAACCCGCTCGGCGAAGCCGGCATGAGTAGCCCGCGGCCGGAACGCTGCAGATCGTATGGGGTATCACCGCCGGCGTAACGCGCCGACAGCACCGACATGACAGCTCGGTGCAAGCGGTAGTCCTGCACCCCTTCGGCCAGCGTCACGCGCGTGGCCTGCAGAGTGGTGCTGTCGCGCAGAATGAGGGTGCGCCGAGCGAAGATCATCTCGGCGTCTTTGATGTAGCGCAGCAGGGTCTCGTCCGACCACAGCTGGTCTGCCGGCCCGGCAATCAGGTCGCTGTTATCGCGCAGGATTACGTGGCGCAGTTCATGCAGCTGATCGCCCAGGGTCATGGTGGTTCCTTAGTCTTCGTCGCGGGAGCCACGACGGGTGATGAGGCGATATGGGAAGCGCAGGCGATCACGATAGCCAATCACCGACTGATCCCGATCGCGGACCGGCACAGAGGTGATGGCGTGATCCAGCACGTCGACGACGCAGGCCGGCACGTCCACCTCGACGCCCGGCTGCAGCAAGAAGCTGCGGCCGTTCACCTGGATGAATTGGCCACCCGGAGGAATCTCGTCGTTGTCCTCCAGCATGATGCGCTTCATGCGTTCGCCCTGCGGCTTCGCTGTCGCGGCCTTGGCGCCCTTGACAACCTTGACAGGTTTGACAGGGGTATCGGGGGTCTCACCCGACAGGTTATCGCCCAGGAAATCGTTGGTCTCGTCGGTCATGATGTCAGTCCTTGGTTGCGCTCTTGAAGGCGGCGGCATACTCCTCATCCGCGCCCGGTGGGGGTTTCAGTTTGCCGAGATGGATGCTCACGAACTTGGCCACTTCCTCGACGGTGCCGAAGGCGTAGCTTTTCCAAGGGTCGCGCCACTGCGCATTCTTGGAGTTCTTCTCGTTCTGCTCCATGATGTCGGGGTCGCAGATTTCGACCTCGTAACCATTCTCCATCTTTTCGATCTTGAGCAGGGTATCGCTCATGGCGGCCTCCTGTGGCGCCGGGGGCGAACCCCCGGCGTAGGGTTAGCCGATGATCTCGACGGCGAACACCTTGCTGGCCACCATGATGCCGGCCGGGAAGGTCACGGAGTAACCGTCCGTGGAGTTCGCGGTGTCGTTCACGGTGATACCCGCGGAGGTTTCCAGGGTACGCACACCGGTGGCGATAGTGTGCAAGGAGCTGGCATCAGCCATGCCCTCGAACCACTCGTCAGAGATGCGGTCGGTCAGGTTGTGGATACGCACGACGCGCGGGGTAAAGCCCACGGTCAGGGTGTGCGCGGCGGCAGTCGCTGCGTCGGTGGTCAAGCGTGCCACATAGTGGTTCACGATGCCCATCGACTGGCTGGTGCTGTTGTTGGTCGTTGCCATGTTCACTGCTCCAATCTATCGGACGGACGCCCCGATCAACGGGGCGTGTCCATTCGGTTTCCGGTCACCGCATTAAGCGGTGGCTGCCACTTCCAGGCGGGCCATCCAGGCGTCGTTCAGGATCACCGCGGTGGTCATGGCCTTCCAGCCAATCGTACCACGCTGAGCCAGCGGGTCGCCAGGGGACGGTTTAGGGTTGACCACCATCGGGGTCAACGAATCCTTGCCTTTGAGCGGCACGATACCGTAGGCGTCGCGGCCCAGGTACAGCACCGGGTACACGTCGGCACTGGTGCCGGAGGTGGAGCGCATCGCACCCTTGACGCCGCCAGCATCAACCCACGGTGCGAACACGGTGGACTGCAGATAGCGAACCTGCTCAACCGAGCCGATCTCGTTTTCCCATGGCGTAACGGTGCCGTACTGCTTGGTTGGGATGAAACCGGTCATGTTGCGGATGTCGGATTCCAGATCGGGGTGGCACAGCGCGATGAACGCGGCTTCGATCGGCTCAGTGCGGAAGTCCGGCGAGGACTTGACGATCTGAGTCAGGCGGCGGGCGTTCTGGCGGGTCAGCGCGGTAGTGATCTGACGCTGTTTGGCCAGGGTGATGGCGGTGTTCACGTCGGTACGCACGGAACCGTTCATGTAGAACACGTTGGTGCCGGCCTTCAGGATGTTGAAGCGGATGGTTTCGATGGTCTGCGCAGCAGATTCGCCCAACGCTTCGGTAGCCTGATTCAGTACCGGGTCTTCATGGGTATCCAGCACCACGTCAGTGATGGTGAGGAAGTCGCCATACTGCACCAGGGTGACGGTGTAGTCCTGGTTGGCCAGCTTGCGGCCAGTCGGAGTTACACCTTCCACCAGGGGAGTCAGCGCCAGCGGGGTGCTGAATGCGTTGGCTGGGTTGCCGTCACCCGCCGCGCCAGTAGCGCCGGACAGGAAGTAGCGGCGGAACTTGGCCACTTTGGTGGAGTTGGTAGGCAGCGGGTAAGTCTGGCCGAACTTCTCAATAACGAGGTACGGCATACCGCGCTTCAGCAGTTGCGAAACTGCGTATGCAGCGGTACGAGGCGTGATGTCGCCGTAGATTGTAACAGCAGTCATGTCAGGCTCCTGTGGAGTTTAGGACTTAATCTTCGCAGTGCCTACACGCCCCGCTTGAATGGGTGTGTGCAGTGCTTACAGTTGGTGCAACTATAGGCGCATAATTACACGCCTGCAATCCCTAATAGCGCAGTTTTGAGATGCAAGTCAATCGAGTAGGCATTAATGTCCACTCGGGTGGCGGTCGAAGCCAGCACATCAAGCATGGCCAGCTTCTCCTCCGGCGATGCGATGCACGCCTTGATGTCAAGGGCGGCTGCGGTCGTATCGTTGATCTTGATCAAAACCTGGCGGACCTGCAGCGGGAGCTGCAGGCCGGCAATTGCTGCGTTGGTGATAGCCATGGCATTTATCCTTGAGAGGAGAATTCCTTGAAGGCCGCATCGTAGTTGTTCGGGTCAGGGGCGGCCGACGGGTCACTGCGACCTGCCTGCACGGGTTTCAGGGACTCCAGCGCCGCGGCTGCTGCCGGGGCAAGAGCCGGTGCTGCTGGAGCCGCCGGCGCTGCTGGAGCCGCGGCTGCCGGTGCTGCTGGAGCGGGGGCAGGTGCGGGCGTCGGAGCATTATAGCTCGTTTCGCGTTTAAAGCGAGAGATCAGATCGGCAACGTCTTGCGCAGAGCCGCCATCCGCTACCTGCTGGTATGCCGCCTTCAGATACGCTGGTTGCGCGTCGATCCATGCCAGGGTCGCGTCGCGGACCTGATCGTAGTCAGGCACCAGTGCCTTGATCTCGTTGTACTGAGTGCTGGACGACGTGCGCTCGTAGTAGCTGCGCAGCTCGGTCAGCTCGTCAACAAGCGGCTGTACCATCTGCTCGTTGATGTAGGCGATGATCTGACGGTACTCGGCGCGGCGCTGCAGCGACTCACCGCGGGCGACATCAGGCCACTCCTCGAAATACTTGTTCAGCTGCTCCTGCTCGTCGGTGCTGTACAGCGGCTGCTCGGCAACCGGTGCTGGCGCAGGGGCGGGTGCCGGGGCTGGCTCGGCCTGAGCAGCACGCAGAGCAGCAATCTCGGCCTCCATGGCAGCGACCTTGGCCGCAACCGGGTCAATCGGTGCGGGCGCTGGGGCGGGCGAAGCCTCAGCCGGCGGGGTAGATGCTTCCGGGGCGGGGTCAGTGGACACCGGTTCAACAGGTGCAGGTTCCGCTGGAGCTGCTGCTACCGGCGGGGTTTGCACTTCCGGTTCAGGCGTAGCCGCCTTGGGGTCCGCAGCCGGTGGAGCATCTGCCGGGGCTGGCGCTTCATTGAGGGCGTCGAACGCTGCTGCGAAATCGTCTTCTTCCATGATCTCATCCTATCTTGGGTTGGTTCATTCTGCCAGGAGTTTCAGGAGGTTGCCATAAGCCATGGCCTCCCCCTGAAGTCTACCCAGGTCAGCGGGCTGGCATTCCCGCAACTTGCGATCCAGCTCCCCCTGCCGTAGCTTGCAGAGCTGTCGTAGGACCAACAAGCCCTCCTCCAGCGCCCGGAGCCGTAATTGGCTCTCCAAGTCCTGCTCCATCTTGCGGCGTTCCTTCAGGTCCATCTGCTGTCTCCTTGGCCGGGGCGGCCACGTCAGGGTTGATGCCTTTGTCGAGGGCACCCAGGATGACCTGGGCGCTGGCTGCCTCGGCGTTGGCGGTGTTCTTGCCAGCCTGCGAGATGTCCTTGAGCGCGCCGGCCAGAATTTCGCGGATTTGCGCGGTAGCCATCTGTTGCTGCTGCTCGGTCTGCTGCTGTTGCGCAGCGGCATTGGCTGCGTCGATCTCTTTGCACTTAGCGTCATCATAGACGATTCCGGTGACATCCATGTCCCGGACGCGCAGGCGCTCCCGCACGAGCTGCTTCATGTCGACGTATTTCTTCTCCTCGTCGGTGAGGGTCTGCGCCAAATTGTCCAGCTGCAGCCCCAGCACCTCCTTGGCGATCAGGCTGGTGGCGCCGCGGGCGACAGCCTGGTAGTCCCCTCGCACGTCCTGGGAATTCAGCTTCTGGTTGAACGTCACCATGGTGCCGATCATACTCTCGGTGAACATGTCGAAGTTCCGCACCACGTCCTTGAACGGGAGGGCCGCGTCACCCCGGAGCATCGACGCGCCGGTAGCAGTGCGGAAAGGCTCCGACGGCCCCTTCTGGATGTCGCCACCGGTGGCGGCGCCCACGAACGTCTCCTGGTCAGCGAAGGACTGGAACATGTTGACCATGCCCTGCAGCTCAGCCAGGTGCACCGGGATGTCGATCGCGCGCACCGCGGGGTACTGCATGGTGGCCGGGTTGTCGTCGTCGCGCTGGATCACCATGTCAGGCTGGATCGACTGAATATCCTGGTTCGGCGACAGCAGGTTCATGTTGACCTCGAACACCCGCTGCACGGCGCCATTGTCCAGTGCCATACGGGTTGCGGCGCAGACGCCCATCTGCGAGTCCCGCATGATGGACGGCAAGCCGTTCCCAAGCAGGAACGACTCGTCTTCCTCGAAAATGAAGTGGTGATACCGCGGCATGTCGACGCCCGGCGCCAGCGAGGCCCACGGGTCCATCTCAGCCTTGATAACGTGGCCGCCCAGCATCCACACGCTGGCCCGCACGTCTTCCTGCAGCTGGTTGTCAGGAACATTCGCGCCCGAGGCGCGCAGCTCCTCGCCGCTCACGAAGCCTTCCCACACGATGACCTCGAACTTGCCGCTGGTGGGCTGGGACACATTCACCGCCACGCCCATGGCGCGCAGCTCGGTCTCATGGGAGCGACGGACGTGGTTGCCGTTCGGGTTCTCGCGCATTGCCGCGTTGATCTGGTCGCGCATGAAGTCTGGTCGGAGCTTCAGCTGGTTGACCTGATGGCGGGACATCACCATGCGCTCGAACTGGCCATCCATCTGGCTGACCGAGCGCGCGGCCATGTCCGGGTAGTAGTCCCATAGCGATACGAAATCGAAGCGCGGGCGGTACGCGACGTAGGGTTGCGACACCATATTGCCCGTAGCGTCCTTGGCCCACTTGCGCAGGGTGACCTGCTCAACGAACGGTCCCTTGATCACACCGCAGCCGTACTGGATGCCCGAGGCCAGCACCTTACGACACAGGGCCACGTAGTTCAGCTTCCGGGAGCCGCCCAGCTCCTGGAGCTGGTCCTCTACCAACAGCTCCATGTTGCGCGCGCCGGCCTTGGCGAAATCCCGAATCGCCTGCTCAATCACTTGGTCGGAAGGTTGCGGGTTGGCTTGCATCACCGCGGTGAGAACCGTCTGCAAGTCCTTCTCGTCCAGGTTCGGAACCGGTGTCGGGTTGATCGTCCAGTTCTTGTCACCGGCCTGGAACAGCAAGTTCATCATGCGCGACAGCATCGACACGCACTTGACTCGGGTCAACTTCGGGTAAGCGCGAGAGCGGTTCATGTCGATGCTGCGATCGACATCCGGGTCGTACACGCCCAGGTACTGGCGGGCATTGCGCTCCCACTTCAACTCGGCCAGACGACGATCCGACTCGTACTGCTGGAACCGGCCCATCAGCGTCGCCGCGAGGCGCTGCATGATCGCGGGGTTGATCCGCGAGGCGTCGGCTTGCAGGATGGTGGCCGCAGCTGGCTGCGTAGCCGACGGGTTACCGGTGTCCAAAGGGGTCATGGCTGTGTCCTGTTATCGCGTTGCGTATGGATTTCGGGCAACCCTGCCGCCCGTCGGCTTGCGGCCAACCCTAGCGCCGGCCTTCTCCTCGCCCTTCCGGAAGTATCGCACCAGATACTGGCCCGCCTCCGCGACGTGCGAGTGCACGTTCTTATCCGGGATGTCCTGCTGCACGTCGCCGGACTTGTGGACCTTGTAACGATAGCCGCCCGTGAGTGCACGCGCCAGTTTCACGCATCCTGGGTCAATATGCAATGCCGGCCCCTCAGCGGTGAGCCGCATCATGTAGTACTGCATCGGCGCGATCCGGCTCTCAATGCCATTGTCGGTGTCGTAGTGCACCGCGAAGTGCTTCTTCAGCTCGGCCATCACGCTGCTGCCCTGCTTCGATTGGGAGCTGTTCACGCACGACGGGTCCGGCACCAGCAGGAACTCGAACCCCGGATACTTCCTGGCCAGCAGCGGCTTCAGCTTGTCGCGGATCATGCGGTCGGTGGCGTACCCTTCCATCACGATCTCATCCAGGATGATCACCCGGCCGCAGCTGTCGTCGTACTGCCCGATCACCACCGCGGAGTTCGTGCCTGGGTCGTAGCCGGCTACCAGCGGCAGGCCGCGCTTGGCGCGGAGCGGGTACTTGCTGACGTGGATGTCGCGCTCAAACATCGGATACACCGGCTTGCCCGACAGGGAGTAGCCCCACTCGACCTCGACGAACTGCTTGATCCAGTGCTTCGACTTGCCCTTGATCAAGTTCGTGTAGTAGTCACGCTTGCCTGGCAAGTTCTCGGTGTTCTCGGCCTCTTTCCCCAACCCGGACGGCTGTTTGAAGTACGTCCAGTTGTCTGGTGCCTGCTGGTCTGGCGGCAGCTGGTCGTGGTCCTCCAGCATCGGATACCACCAGTCCGACTCCATGCCGGGGTTGCTGGCGCCCCACATCCCCCAATTCGTCGCGCCGCCTTCGATCTCAGGCGGGTAACGGCCGCAACGTGCCGACAGCGCCTCCACAATCGCCTGTGGCAGCTGCACGAACTCGTCGATGATGGCGAACGTCACCTCAAGGGACAGAACGCGGTCTACGTCGTCTGGCGTGTCAAGCGGGCGGAACATCACCTCGCATTCGATGTCGCCAAACCGCAGGATGAAGTCGCTGGTCGTGGCCTTCCATTTACCGGCCTGGCCGTCCTTGAACCAGTAGTTGAACGACTTGATCGTGGTGTCGCGCAGCTGCGGCATGGTGGACCGCACAACAACACACCGGCTGCGCCGAATCCCGTCGATCGGGCTGGGAGCCTGCAGCTTGGCCATGTAGATCAGCTTGAAGAACACGCCTGTGGTCTTCCCGGAACCTACCGGCCCGACGATCCAGTCAAGGAACAGCTCACCAGGCTTGTAGTGCTTGATGAACGCCTTGACCGTTTCCGGCGGTGTGTATTGTACGGTCGCCATGCGTTACAGCTCCAGCCGGCCCAAGATATACCCAACGTGCTCACGCATCTGCCGGGTCCGGGTCACTGCCTGATCCAAATTGGTGCCCAAAGTCGTGGAGCACGGCGCGGATGGATGCCCTTGATCAGTCGTCGCGTACTCGGGGGCAAGCACGTCTTCCAGCCGGGATTGCAGCAGGCAGAGCGCCTGCACAAGCTCGTCCTGTGCGACGACCAGTTCGTGCATCTTGTTGCTCACCTCGCCCTGCACTACCGGGCTGGCCAATGTTTTCGCTTCTGAGTGCATGGTGTTCTCCTTGGGTTAAATATGCTTGCTGAATTCTTCATCATACGCCTGCTGGGCGTCCAGGCCGGTCAGGACTCGGGTGTCGTCCAGGTTGCGCCAGAACTTCCAATCCCACGGTAGCCGGCGGAAGATCGCCAATCCGACGATCAGGTACTTGCCGGCTGGGCCGCCCTCTGCCTCAACGTCTTGGTAATTGAGGTGGACCTCGAACGACCAGACGCGGTCATCGCTGCGTCCGAACGACACCACCGGAGTGGTGTCGGCGAACAGGACGGTGCCAGTGTACAGGAAGGCGCGCATCACGCGATACCGGAGCCAAACACCCAGGCCCAGCCTGCCACCATGATGCACGCGTCGATGGCCATGTCGAGCAGGCTGCGCATCGGCCATGCGAACAGAGTGCCGCGGTTCCGGCACCACTCGTAGTAGCCCCAGGCGGTTTTGCCGAACCACAGCAAGAAGGCGCCTTTGGTGGCGAACAGGAAAGCGATAATCAGGATGGTGTTCATGGTACGACCCTCGGGTTGCGGCCTGCCGGCCAATCACAAGTTGATCTGAATGTTGAACGAGTTGTTCTGCCCGTTGTCGGCTGCCTTCACTTCCAGGCCTGCCCACTTCACGGTGTTCTTGATCAAGTCTGCTCGGACTGCGTCGCTGGTATTGGGGTTCTGCACCATGTTGAATGCAGTCTGGAGGTATTCCTCGGCCTGGAGGCGGGCCTTGAATCGGAAGCTCATGCCGTCGACCTTCAGGGCTTCCAGGGCTTCCTGGTAGGCCTTGATGAACACCGGCAGCTGGATCAGGGTGGCGAACTCGGCACGGCTGTACCCGTAGGCCCGGCAGATGTTGGCCGGGGTGTCGATCCGCATCGCCAGCTCCACCGGCATCATCGGCGGGAACGCCAGTAGTGCCGGGTCGCGCATCTCGGGGATGGTCAGCCCAGGCAGGTTTGGGGTAGGGTCAAGGCAGCTCATTGGCCTGCACCTTACGTTTGGTGGCGCCCACAGTCCGGCCTGCTTCCACGCGCAGGCAGCCGCAGGACCGGGTGTTGCCGGACTTGAGGTGGTCGGTGCGGTACTTGCGCGCCTCTGTGCCGCAGGCGCATGTGCACCAGTGGTATCGACCTTCCTGGCGGACCACCGTGAGGCGGTCGAAGGGACCGGTCAGCTGTTTTCCGCGATTGGCCATGATTGAATCCTCCGATAGATGCTTGAAGGTTAGGGCTTGACTGCGATTTCGTCAAGCTGTTGTGTGAGCTTGAAGGTTAGGTGAGTTGATATTGTTGCAGAAAGTTTTGTGGCAATTGCAAGAATACCGGCGGAAGGTTAGGTTATTTCAGGAATTTCCTGGTTTGCTATGCGATTGCATGAAGGAAGACCGCCCCCGCTTGAAGCTTTAAACCCCCTTGGGGGCACCCGCTGGGGAAAAAGAATTACTACCCCTACCCCTACCCCTTCCTCAAGGCGAGGACAGGCGGTAGCTGACTACCTCTTGTCCTGCCAACAGGTTGCAATATCACCTAACCTTTGCTATAGTGTGATTGTCAGGAAGCGTCCTGCACCGGCACTCTCGCCACCACTTGTTCGGAGAATTCATCATGGCCACCACTATCAAGCAAGCTGTTGTCATCACTACCTTTCACAAAGCCATCGCTGACGCCATCACCCGCGGTGACAAGGCCGCGCTGACTATGGCCGGCAGCATCAAGC